CAATATATAAACCAGCCGCTTTACCTCGGGCAACCTCTGCATTCACCGCAGCTGACCACGCACCTTTTTTAAGAGCTTCTTTTCTAATTTGACCAAGCTCTGCAATATGTTTTTCGTAAGTGACTTCATATTTTTTCTGCCACTCCTCTCTAAGTTCACCTATGTATTTAACAACCAAGGGGTACAGCTGTGGGTTTTGTAATTTACTTGCATACTGTCTTGCTGAGTCTTTAGCAAACCCTGCATCAACTGCACATTCAGTTGCTGTTTTCCTGCCTTCGTTTGTAACCAACTCGTAGGCAAATTTCATTTGTTGTTCTGTTAATTTCTTTGGTAAACCCATACTTGATTTTTACTACAACCTAGACTATAAATCAACCTATGTTTACTGGAAAGGTATTAAGAGCAGCGTTAGATAAATTTATGAAAGGTGAGGTTGCAGCTAATGCAAGAGTGCAGGTCGTGTTACCAAACGGAGACTTTTATGACATCAAGGGTATAGATTTACTTGAAAATAAATTAATTGGTGTCAGGGAAACTCATCGTCTTGCTATTACTATTACACCTGAGACGTGGAAAATGGGCAAGGTTATTAAAAAGAAATGATCTATGATAAAAAAATTATTGATCTAAAATATCATTTAAAAGGACTGATTAATCCAGATGTATGCAACAAATTAATACACTTCTATGAGGATAATAAAAATTTATCTACGCCAGAACAGAGCTATAAATTTGATGATGATAAAATATTAGAAGACAATTGCAGCTTTTTAAATTTATCTGAAAATAACGAAAATCCAAATTTTAAAGAACCCTACAAGCTAATTATAAAATATTTAAAAATAGTTTTAACTAACTATGAAATATACATAAGAAATAATTTTGCCCCCTCTTATAAAAACATCTTCATGACACACACGGATAATATTAGAATAATAAAATATGAAGTGGGACAGTTAATTAAAGACCATACTGATGTTGGAGGCACTAACAGAGGATCTTTAACTATAAATTTAAACCAAGATTATGAAGGCGGCGAGTTTAGATTCTTTGGTGGTGAGCTGAAGTTAAGTCTAAAAACAGGTGAGGCCATGCTTTTTCCCGCCGAACCCATATGGATTCACGGAACCGAACCTGTAACAAAAGGTGCTCGGTACGCTATTAATTGTTTTTTAAAATAATGAAGTTAGCCTACTCTATCCCTGGTAGTATTTGGTGGATACAGAATTTTTTAGATTATAATATGTATAAAGGTATTCACGATGCTATAATCAAAGAGCGAAAAAAAATAAACTTACATACTTCAAAAGGGTTATGGTCTGAGTATTTAATTAATAATATAAAGCCTCCTAAACGAACAGAAGTCAGTGAGTATCCACCTTTTGAACAGCTAAAAACATTGGTTAGACACAATCCGTATTTTCAATTTCCCAAACTAAATCACATGTCTACAACAATTCATTACATGGAGAAAGACGCTGGCATAAACTGGCACGATGATGGGAAATGGAAATATGGAGCAACATATTACATAAATCGTAGATGGAATAGACAGTGGGGTGGTGAGTTTATGTTTACTAATCAAGCTGGACACGGATGGATACCACCCGTTGGTAACTCTTTGGTCATTGTGAAGTCTCCAATTGAACACAAAGTAAACCCCGTATTGTCTCCGATCTTGCCAAGAATTTCTGTACAAATATTTATGAAATGATTTGACAATTGATTGAGGTGTAGTAGTGAAACCAGAAAAAAAACTTTGGCATGAAATTAAAACGTTCTCTACTGAAAATAATTGCAAATTATCATTTACACGCGTGGAAAATAGCGTTTCATGGGGCACTCCTGATCTACTGGGCTATGCTCCTTCTGGCCACTTCTTCACTCTAGAATTAAAAGTAACAAAAACAAACAAGGTGAGGCTCTCTCCACATCAAATAGCGTTTCACGTGAAACATCCAACCAATACATTTATCATGGTTAAGGCCCTGAGCCTTAACGTCATAAAACTTTATGAGGGAAGGTTTATCAAGGACCTTGATGCAAGGGGCTTGCGCCTTGAGGCTTGTGCCTCGGGGCTTGAGGCTTGCTGCTTGCGGCTTGCGTCTCTTTAGAATTATTCTAAACTGAAATACAACCACAGGTTGTGCGCTTGCGCCTCGGCGCTTGTGGCTTGCGCCTTGCGGCTTGAGCCTCGGCGCAGCTTGTGGCTTGCGCCTCACAACTTGTAGTTGTATTTTTGCAACACAACCTCAGGTTGCATGCAACCTGAGGTTGCATTAGCCCTGTTCCGCCGTTATCTAGTATCGGTACGTGGTGGTGAACTAGAATTGCAACCATCCACGAAAAGTTAGGCACGGTGACCAATGCAACCTAAGGTTGTAAGACCAGTTTAGGCGCTAATGCATTGCAACATTGAGTCTAGACTTTGCGCTCCCCGTAAACTGATCCCTGATCTATAGCCAGAGGTTGAAACCTGTCCCTTGCGGGATCTTTTAGCACTATAGATCAGGGATCAGTACAACCTTAGGTTGTACTGATCTCATTAATAGGCTTTTTCCATATGACATTGTGCACTCACAAGTGATCAACTCTTGCTAGTAGTCAAGCGGGTAAAATTTAAGAGTATACCCCTTCTCATGCCCACCTATTTGTTCGTCGTCCTCAAATACTCTACACGTGTCGCAGCGTTCCGTGTGTGGTTTGTGATATGGATCATTTGGATCCATCAAGCCGCTTGAGATCACGTCTGTATAATATCCTAAACCGTCGCAATCTTTACAATTATTTTTTGCCATAACTTTTGACTTTCTCAACTATTGTATCTGTAGTATCTAATTTATAACATAACAAACAATCTTTGCATTTTTGCCCCGTGCAATTTTGTTTTTCCTGATGCAAGTCTTCATGTACATTATTAAAAGTTTTATCAAAAAACTTAGGCGGCTTGCTGAAGATATGATTTATTTTAGGATTTGAATAAACTAAAATAAAATTTTTAGGCTTAGGATTGTTTTTAAAATATTTGTAAACTATGTCATAACGCTTTGTCCACAATGCAAAATTGCAATGAGGATTTTTAATTGCGATATTAACGTAGTTAATTAAATTAAATTCGTTAATTAATTCACCGTGAGCATTGAACCTGAAAAAGGCGCTGTTAATTACTGGTAATGCGTCAGGATGCAAGGCTTTTGACGCCAGCAATTTTGAATTTCTTTCAAGCGCTGGAGCCATGTTTTTTCTATAGGTTTTAAGCATGGTCCATGAATAACAATGAACACAAATATTATCTGGATCATTTTTTGTATTTTGTTTTTTGCAATATTCATTGCTGCTAGTATTGGTTGAGATGGCGAGGAAGCCGTCAAGCTTCCCCGTCATTTTTGAGATATGTATCATAACGCAGGCGTTTCTTTCATACTGTTTTCTTTTTTTTCTTTCCACTCCGCATATTCTTTTTTAAATTGTTCTTCTTTTTCTTCTTCTTCTCGCCATAATGAAGAAATATACTCATTAACTTTTTGTAATTGATCGTCAGTACAAATTATGACTTTTTTTATTATTTTTAGTTTTTGTTCGTCACTATTTTTCATATTCCTCGCTTTGTTAATGACATATAATATCATGGGACAATCCCATAGTCAAGAAAAATAATTAAAAAAAAATAAATATTTTTCTTGACAATCCCATATTATCTTATATAATAGGGGTGGGAGGTCGGGGATAAAATATCCAAGGCACACAACCACAGGTTGAATTTTTTTTTATTTTATGTATTGACAGATCCTATAAAATCTTATACAATGGGATTATGATTTGTTTTACTGATTTGGTGATAAGACAAGTACAGAGCCCCGCACTACCCAAAGAATGGGCGGGGCTCGAAATATCGGGGCGAAGGGAAGCGGACTGATGTCAGGGATATTGGAAGCCCAAACTAGATGAAAGCGGATAAGTAGTAGCCCCAACAAAACACAACCTCAGGTTGTATGCAACCTGAAAATGAAAGCGAGGAAATAAAATGATACAATTAGAGTTTGACTTTACAGAAAAAAAGCCAAAAAGAAAAAAGAAAGACAATTCAAAAAAAGGTGATGTCTTTTTACATTGTAGAAGTTGCGGGGATGCAATCGCCCCTGATTTTTATTCAGAGGTTGATAAAAGATACTGCAGGGATTGTGCTTAATGGATAAGGTAGCAGAGCAACTTAAACGGATTGCCGACATTTTGGAGACCATTTTAAAACTGGTTAAAGATGACATGGCGGCGAGCAAAAAAAGGTGGGAAAATGAAAACATAACGGAATAGACTTCTCGCAGTTCATGGCGCTAGGATCTAGCGCCATGATCTGGGGTCCATTGAATCAGGCGCAAGGGTGATCTTGCCAGCTTCGGTTGTTTGCCTAACGAGATGGACCCCAAATCATGGTGCGACATTATTGACCATTTACATATATAGGATAATCTTATATAATGGGATCATGAAAGCGAGGGAACCAATGAAAAAAATAACTTTAACACTTAACAAAGAGCAGGAAGAGCTGTTGCTTAAAAAATTAAGTAAAGCGACATTTAGATTAACAGAAAAAGAAATTACTCTTTTAAAAAGAGATGACAAGGGTTTTAAAAATCCTAGTGATTGGACTTTGAGTCTTGTTAAGAGTGCCAGAGAATCGGAAAAAAAATTACAGAATGAATGGAGACTTAATGATTCAATAATTGACCAAATAAAACAACAATTAGGAGGCAATGATGGGTAATTGGTAAACTACTACAGGTTGTAGCGCCATGGTTCATGGCGCTATGATCTAGGTGCGACAATCTTACATATATGAATCTATGGGATAATCTTATAAGATACATATGAAAGCGAGGAAATATGAATACAAAAAAACTAATCACAGAACTAGAAAAAATATACACTTTAGTAGATGATCTAGAAAAAGATCTTTACATGGCAGGAAAAAAAGATGACGACTTTACAAAAAAAGTTGTAGAGTTTGTAGATGCGGTTGATGATGAATTATCTTTTTTAGAGGTCCTAGAAAAAGAGGAGGGACGAGCAGCAGCAAGGGCGAATAGATTAAAAAGGATAGAACATAGAAAATAATAAACCACCAGAGGTTGTATGCATAAAATGCATACAACCCCAGGTTGCATGCATCAGGGTATTTTTGCAACAGTGTTGCAAAAATATCACACACAACCACAGGTTGTATCCCGCCCACCCACCCCGCGCCTCGCTGCGCTCGGCGCACTGGATCTTGATAGAGGTACCACGACGACTTGCGTTTTTGGATTTCTTTTAAAAAATTTTTTTAGGTCTAGACAGTAGGGGTCCCAGACTTGACCTATATATGTAAGTTTTATAAATAGATAACCAGGAAAAACTTTCCAAAGGTTTCAAAATCAACCTGAAAAAATTTTGCGGAAAAATTTTTATGAATGAAAAATTTATACAAAACCTAGATAAACTACCTGCAGATGTAAGAAGACAATTTGTTTTACTGGCTAATCAGTATGGAGAAAAGAAAAAACAAAAATCCATACAGGATGATTTCTTAACTTTTGTAAAACACGTATGGCCAGATTTTATAGAGGGCTCGCATCACAAACGTATAGCAGATAAGTTTAATAAACTAGCCAGTGGAGAAATAAAAAGATTAATTATTAACATGCCACCAAGGCATACTAAATCTGAGTTTGGTTCTTATCTTTTGCCAGCCTGGATGGTAGGCAGAAATCCTAAACTAAAAATTATTCAATCAACCAACACAACAGAACTTTCTGTAAGATTTGGTCGTAAAGCAAAAGCCTTAATCGATTCTGTTGAATATCAAAAAGTTTTTAAAACAAAATTAAGAGAAGACTCTCAGGCAGCAGGTAAATGGGAAACTGCTCAAGGCGGAGAATATTATGCAGCGGGTGTAGGATCGGCAATCACAGGAAGAGGTGCAGATCTTCTAATTATAGATGACCCGCATTCTGAACAAGATGCAATGAATGCTCAGGCCTTAGATAGAACTTACGAGTGGTATACATCAGGACCTAGACAACGTTTGCAACCTGGTGGATCTATAATTGTAATCATGACTAGATGGAATGAAAAAGATCTAACAGGTAGATTATTAAACGCACAAAAAGAAGTTAAAGCAGATCAGTGGGAGATAGTAGAGTTTCCTGCCATACTTCCATCTGGTAAACCCGTTTGGCCAGAGTATTGGAAACTAGAAGATTTAGAATCTGTAAAAGCTTCTATACCATTATCAAAATGGAATTCACAATACATGCAGAATCCTACTTCAGAAGAAGGAGCACTTATAAAACGAGAGTGGTGGAAAGATTGGGAAGATGAAGAACTGCCACCTTTGCAGCATGTAATACAATCTTACGATACAGCTTTTATGAAAAAAGAAACTGCGGATTACTCTGCAATCACAACGTGGGGAGTCTTTCAGCCATCTGAAGATGATCCACCTAATTTAATATTAGTCGATTCTTTAAAAGGTAGATTTGAGTTTCCAGAGTTGCGTAGGATTGCGATGGAGCAATACGGCTACTGGAATCCAGAAACAGTTATCATTGAGGGCAAAGCGTCTGGCCTGCCGTTAACTTATGAGTTGCGTAAGATGGGAATCCCTGTTATAAATTTCACACCTAGTAAAGGCAACGACAAGCACACTAGAGTAAACGCAGTATCACCGATGTTCGAGTCGGGGCTGATATGGGCGCCCAAAGAAATGGAGTTTGCTCAAGAGGTGATTGAAGAATGCGCTGCCTTTCCGTATGGGGATCATGATGACTTGGTCGATAGTATGACCCAGGCTGTGATGAGATTTAGACAAGGTGGTTTGATTCAACACCCTGAGGATTATAAGGAAGAGCCAATACTGCCTAAACAAAGGACATATTATTAATGGAAGAAGAACGATACGAAGATGTGATCGACGCCTATGAAAAAGGTGTAGGGGTCAAGCCAGGAGAAACCTTGACTGAATACATAAAAAGGAATAATATAAAAATAATAGACCCAGAACCAAGAACAGAAAAAATGGGCGGAGGAATTATGAGAAAAATGTTAAGAGCTGGAGATGACCCAAGAGACTTCGAAGATGAAGTTGAAGAATCTGATATCGATGTAATTGAATTAATGAAAGACCAAGGCATTCCTATGGGTGAACAGGTCAAGAAAAAAGGTGAAGGCATCATGCAACTAGCATCAGAGACTCCACAAGAGGAAAGAGAAATGGAATTTAACATGGAGTTAAAAGAGTTCTTAGATGAAAACCCTGGAGCAACTGTAGACGATTTTATAAAAATAAAAATGTTAGAAGCTAAACTTAGAAGAGAAGCAAGAGACGAGATACTTGCAAGAATTACTTTAGCAAAAGGTGGTGGAGAACTTATAGGTAATCAATCAAAAATTGATGTAGCAGCACCATTCGGTGAAATAACTGAAGCAGACTTTGCTAAACTTAGAGAAGACAAACAATCAGGCGGTATAGCAGGAATCCTAGGGGTCTAAATTGAAGATCCACGAATACAATGAAATGATGGCGTATCTTACGCGTCCTAAATTAAAAGATGGAACACCTTTAGAAAAAGATTTTCCTGACATGTCCAACACAGAAATTATTGAAACTACAGAAGATCAAAATACTTTAATCCCACCTTCTAAACCACAACGAAATCCAAACGAAACTTTGCAGGCACAAATAGCTTTTATAAAAGAAGTTTCCCCTGGTCTAGAACCAGAAAGTCAGATTATAGTTAGAAAAAATTTTTTAGATAAAGCTTTACAAAAAGGTCTTATTACAGAAGAAGACTATAATTCACAATTACAACCTTTGATGGGAAAGACAGGCGAAGAACTTACCAAAATGTTAGAAAACTTTGAAAATATGGTAGAGCAAGATGTCTCTGAAAAATAAGTATCCAAAGACTCACCTTCTGCCACCTAAATCTGGGCCCACGCCTCAAGGGTTGAAAATTGATTACAATACTGTTAAGACTGTAAGATTGGAGAAAACAAATGGCAGACAAAATAGACAAGTCCCTGACGCAAGGTCCAAGGGGCTCGATTACACTTCCTAGTGATGAAGAGGTTAGAGAAACTATAGAAGAAGTTGCAGTAGAAGAGCAACAGGGACCAGGACCCATTGAAACTACAGAACTAGAAGATGGATCAGTTGAAATAGATTTTGATGCAAGTGCAGCATCACCAGAAGGTGGTGACGAGCATTATGCAAACTTAGCAGAATTTTTACCAGACGAAGTTCTAGGAGAACTCGGAGCAGATCTTACTCAAAAATATCAAGACTACAACGCATCAAGAAAAGATTGGTCACAAAGTTATGCAAAAGGTTTAGATCTTTTAGGATTTAAATACGACATGCGTACAGAACCATTTCAAGGTGCATCAGGCGCCACGCACCCAGTCTTAGCAGAAGCTGTCACTCAGTTTCAAGCTTTAGCTTACAAAGAATTATTACCAGCAGATGGTCCAGTTAGAACAGCTGTCGTTGGTGCACCATCAGAAGAAAAAGCAAGACAAGCACAACGTGTTAAAGATTTTATGAATTACGAACTCATGGAAAAAATGAGAGACTACGAACCAGACTTTGATCAACTATTGTTTTATCTTCCACTCGCAGGCTCTGCGTTTAAAAAGGTTTATTACGATGAATTGGATGGTAAGGCTGTATCAAAGTTTGTGCCCGCAGATGATTTGATTGTACCGTATACTGCTACCTCATTAGAAGATGCGGAGGCAATCATTCATCGGGTGAAGATTTCAAAAAACGATTTAAGAAAACAACAGGTCGGTGGTTTTTATAGAGATATAGATTTAGGAACTCCAGGCTATGAAGAGAGTGATCTAGAGAAAAAAGAAAGAGAACTAGAAGGCCAGAGAAAATCTCAAGACGATGAAGTTTATACTTTGTTAGAGTGTCATGTTAATTTAGACTTAGAAGGTTTTGAACACCAAGATGAATCTGGTGAACCATCTGGAATAAAAATTCCATACATAGTGACTGTAGAATTATCAACAAGAGAAGTTTTATCTATTAGAAGAAATTACGAGATTGGAGATCAGAACAAAAGTAAGATCCAATATTTTGTCCACTTTAAATTTTTACCTGGGCTAGGATTTTATGGCTTCGGTCTCATCCATATGATTGGTGGTCTGTCTAGAACTGCAACAGCAGCTCTTCGTCAATTATTGGATGCGGGTACGCTCTCCAACTTACCCGCAGGATTTAAAATGCGTGGCATTAGAATTAGAGATGATGCGCAATCAATACAACCAGGTGAGTTTAGAGATGTAGATGCACCAGGTGGTAACTTAAAAGATTCTTTTATGATGTTGCCATTTAAAGAACCATCTGCAACTTTATTAAACTTAATGGGTATAGTCGTTCAAGCTGGACAGAGATTTGCATCTATTGCGGATCTACAAATTGGTGATGGCAATCAACAAGCAGCTGTTGGTACAACTGTTGCTTTATTAGAACGTGGCTCAAGAACAATGTCTGCCATTCACAAAAGAATTTATTCTTCTTTAAAAACTGAATTTAAATTATTAGCAAGAGTGTTTAAATTATACTTGCCACCAGAATATCCATACGACGTAGTAGGAGGTCAGAGAACAGTCAAGCAAACTGACTTCGATGATAGAGTGGATATACTGCCAGTTGCAGACCCTAACATCTTTAGTCAGACTCAGCGTATTTCCCTCGCGCAGACAGAGCTGCAACTGGCACAATCAAATCCACAGATGCACAACATGTATCAAGCTTATAGAAATATGTACGAAGCATTAGGTGTAAAAAACATAGACTCAGTTTTAATTAAACCTGCACCACCTGCACCTTTAGATCCAAGTTTAGAAAACATAATGGCTTTATCTGGGAAACCATTTCAAGCATTTCCAGGTCAAGATCACAGAGCACATATAACTTCGCATTTAAATTTTATGGCAACTAACATTGCTAGAAATAATCCGATGGTTATGGCTGCTATGGAAAAAAATATTTTTGAACACATTAGTTTAATGGCTCAAGAACAAATAGAATTAGAATTTAGAGAAGAGTTACCTCAACTTGCACAAATGCAACAGATGGCTGCACAAAATCCACAACTTCAAATGCAGGTTCAACAGTTAAGTCAAAGAATTGAAGGTAGAAAAGCTGTGTTGATTGCAAACATGATGGAAGAATTCCTAAAAGAAGAACGTGAAGTTACATCAGGTTTTGGTAATGACCCAGTTGCAAGACTAAGAGCAAGAGAATTAGACCTTAGAGCTATGGACAATGAGAGAAAACGTGTTGAAGGTGAAGAAAAAATTAACCTTGATCGCCTAAAAGCTATGATGAACCAACAAGATAAGCAAGATAAGTTGCAACAAAACGAAGAACTAGCTAATCTAAGAGCTAATACATCAATTGAAAAGACAATTTTAAGTAAATCTATACCAAATGTTGATAAAATTATTCCAAGTGTAGAGATTGAAAAATACGAAGGAGAAAATAGGTGAAAAAAGAACAAAAAAAGGTTAAAAAGGTCATGAGAGAATTTAAAAAAGGTACTCTCAAAATTGGTGGCTCTGATAAGAAGGTAAAAAATCGTAAACAAGCGATTGCAATTGCTCTTAACAGAGCTGGTATAAGTAAAAACAGGAGGAAAAATGGCAAAAGAGGATAAATTTTTTGTTGAGTCCGAAGAAATAGGCATTCCATCTCAAAATATTGAGTTGGACCCTAGATCTGTAACAACTGCTGATGGTATGCCAAGAAATTACATACCAACTGGAGATGAAACAGAGGTTAGAGGAACTAAAAGAATGCTTAAGGACAAAAAGAAAACAGCTAAGTGGTACTAAGCTATGTGGTTTAGTGCATTAAAGCTGGGTCTGAACGCAGCAACGCACATCTATAAGAAAAAACAAGAAACAAAGATGGCGATGGCTGACGCTCAACATATGCATGCTTCTAAAATGGCTCGAGGCGAAAGCGAATATCAGGGCAAACTGTTAGAGGCTAGACAATCGGACTGGAAAGACGAATTCGTTTTGGTCGTTCTCACGCTGCCAATTTTGGTGATTGCGTGGGGGGTCTTCTCGGATGATCCTGGAGCTTCTGCTAAGATAAAAGAGTTCTTTGATCAATTTCAACAGTTGCCGTCATGGTTTACAAATTTGTGGATCCTTGTCGTGGCGAGCATATATGGTATAAAGGGAACACAAATCTTTAAAAACGGAGGAAAAAAATAATGGCAAATCCAAGATTTAACAAACAAGTCACTCAGCCAAGAACACCAGCAATGGGCGGCGGAATGATGAGAGTAAAAAAAAGAGGCGGTGGTAGAGGAATGATTTCTGGCACTCGAAGAAAAGACGAAGCATCTGGTTTCTATTCACCTGATATGGGTATGAGAGGTGGAGCAATGATGAAAAAAGGTGGTAAAGTCGGTAAGAAAAAACAAGGTTACAAAGCTAGAAAAGATGAGTCTATTGCTATGAGAATCAAAAAGAAAAGAACACCTGCACAGTTAAAAGCTAGCAGAGATGAGTCTTACGGTAAGTTTGGTTCTAAAGCTAAGAAAAAAGGTAAAATAAATAGGTAGTATCATGTCAAATACAAGAAGAATGAACGAACTTGAAGAACTTGGAAGAGTTGATGCTGAAAAAGGTTTTACTAAAAAAGGCAAAAAAAATCTTAAGGATGAAAAGAAAAGAATTGTTAGAGAACTTAAAAAAGGTGGCGGTTCTGCAGGCGTAGCTTTAAGAGGAAAAGGTTGTGAGATTAGATAGTGAGTAGAAAAAATATTCAGAAACTTCTGAAACAAATGGGTCAGAAGAAAAAGAAAAAACCTACAAAAAAATCTTCTCGTGTGGTAGCTTTAGAAGGTAAAAAATTTTTTAGACGTGGAGGAAGAGCGTAATGGCAGGAAAAGGTTTATATGCAAACATCCACGCTAAAAGAAAACGTGGAGGTAAGATGAGAAAAAAAGGTGCGAAGGGTGCACCTAAAGCATCTGACTTTGCGAGAGCAAAACAAACAGTGAGGAAAAAATAATGACTAAACTATGTCCTAGAGGTAAGGCCGCAGCGAAGAGAAAATTTAAAGTGTATCCGTCAGCGTATGCCAATGCCTACGCTTCTAAAATTTGTGCAGGTAAAATTAAAGATCCCTCTGGTGTGAAGAGAAAAGATTTTAAAGGACGTAAACCAGCAGCGGATGGTGGATTAATTGTCGACGAGGATATGACAATAATGATGGAAGTGTAATGGCAAAAAACGGTCTTGATAAATGGTTCAAACAAAAATGGGTAGATATTGGGAGCAAACGAAAAGATGGTTCGTTCGCACCTTGTGGTCGTTCAAAACAAAAGAAAGATGCGAAGAGGAAGTATCCGAAATGCGTCCCACTTGCAAAAGCCACACGGATGACAAAAGGCGAAAGGGCGAGTGCTGTCAAACGAAAAAGAGCGGTAGCTCAGGGTGTGGGCGGTAAGCCAACTAACGTTAAAACTTTTACAAGGAAGAAAAAAAGTATGGGTGGATCAGCAGGTGAAAATTCCATGGTCCGTCAAGCACAAAAAAATTATATTGGAAGTTATGTTTCTGGAGACTTAGGTGGGGTACAAGTATCAAATCCTTCTTCAAGAAAATACTATTCTAATCCAGGTTTTAGGATGCCAAAAATATCATGATGGTTGAGAGAGTAACAATGGCTAAAGGTGGGATGCCACCTAGAAATAAAAAAAATTTTAGAGCAACTAAAAAAGGTGCAGGGATGACTGAAGCTGGAGTGAAAGCTTACAGAAGATTAAACCCTGGTTCTAAATTAAAAACAGCGGTCACTGGCAAAGTCAAACCAGGATCTAAAGCTGCTAAAAGACGTAAATCATTTTGTGCGAGAAGTGCAGGGCAAATGAAAAAATTCCCAAAGGCAGCGAGAGATCCTAATTCAAGATTAAGACAAGCTCGTAGAAGATGGAAATGTTAAAAAATTTTTTTAAAAAAATATTAGGATTAGATAAAATAGATCTTAGAATTAGAAGATTAGAAAGAGCAAAATATTGGAAGGAGAAATATGAAAAAAGCAAAAATGAAAATTAAAAAAGTTATGAAGGCTTTAAAAAAAGCATCTAAAGCACACGCTGGTCAAGCAAAAACTTTGAAAGGAGTTCTAAGTGGCAGATCCAAAAAAAGGGACAGGTAAAAAACCAAAGGGTTCGGGTAGGAGGTTATACACCGATGAGAATCCTAAAGATACTGTTGGAATTAAGTTTGCAACTCCTACTGATGCTCGTAAGACTGTTGCAAAAGTTAAGAAAATATCTAAACCGTTTGCGAGAAAAATACAAATCCTAACTGTTGGAGAACAGCGTGCCAAAGTAATGGGTAAAAATAAAGTTGCTGCAATTTTCAAGAAAGGCAAAGATGCAATTAGGAGAACTAGAAAAACATAAATACTGGCCTTTTAAATCTTTTTATAAAATTAATTTAAATATTTTAAAAGAAGAGAGAGAACAAATTAAATTATTTGTAAATAATTTTAAAAATTCTGTTGATGCTGATCAAACCACTACTTATAGAAAAGTAAACGTTTTAAATTTACCACTATTAAAGAATTTAAGAAATGAAGTAATTAAAGTTATTGATCCTTTAAACTTAGTTTTAGACAATAACTGGGCTCAATTATATAAAAAAGGAGATCATCATGCTCCCCATGCTCACTATCTTTCTGAGTATAGTGGTATTATTTATATTGATGGAGATACACCAGAGGGAACTAATTTTATTAGTCCTGTAGGAGCTGGTTGTTATTCAACTAAATTTAACAAAAACGATTTGATATTGTTCCCTTCACATATTTTACATTTTGTAGATGTTCAAAAAGACAACACTAATAGAATTGTAATATCATTCAACACACAACCCAAAGGAGGATTTAGTGGATGAGCTAACCATAGTATATAAAATACAAAAAGAACTTAAAGAACAATACCAACAGATTGCAGACGCCATGATTTCTGGAACTATTGACAGCATGGAGAAATATAAGTATATGATAGGACAAGCACATGCTTACTTAAAAATATCTCAGGATATCTCTAACCTGCTAAATGAAAAGGAGCAAAAAAATGAAAAAGGAACAGTCATCAAACTCGACGCCAAAAGTTAAATACGCTTTAGCCGAAAAATACAAACAAGAATCAGAGAAAAAACGCCAAGAAGAAGTTGATGGTTATGAGCGTTTAAAAACAAAAGAGGCTTCAAAATTACCTGCACCTACTGGGTGGAGAATGTTAATTCTTCCATTTAAAATGAATGAAAAAACTAAGGGTGGTTTATACCTTGGACAAGATACTTTAGAAAGACAACAAGTTGGTTCAACATGTGGTCTCGTATTAGCAATGGGTCCAGATTGTTATGGTGATAAAGAAAAATTTCCAGAAGGTCCTTGGTGCAAGAAAGGTGATTGGGTAATCTTTGCACGTTATGCAGGATCAAGAATTCAAATTGACGGGGGTGAAGTACGTTTGCTGAATGACGATGAAGTACTTGCAACTATAGATAACCCCGAAGATATACTTCATCAATACTAATCATAGATAGGAGAATACTATGCCAGACGAAGAAAAGAAAACAGTAGACCTTGATACTTCAGGTCCAGCGATGGATGTAGATGTTCCTGAAATTCCTGAAGCAGGAGTTGTAGAGGAAAAAGAAGTAATTAAAGAAGAGCCTACTATCAGACCTGTTGAAGAAACTTCAACAGAGGTAAAAACAACAGAAAGCGAAAAAGCAGAACCTAAGAAAGATGATAAAGAATTAGAACAATACTCTGACTCAGTTCAGAAAAGAATAGCTAAACTAACTAAAAAGTGGAGAGAAGCTGAACGTCAAAAAGATGAAGCAGTTTCTTATGCAGCTAGAATTTTAAAAGATAAAAAATCTAGTGATGCAAGACTTTCTAAGTTACAGCCAGACTATCTTTCTGTAACAGAAGACGGTATTAAAAATGGTATAGAAGCCGCTCAAGCTAAATTAATGTCAGCAAGAGAAGCTAATGATGTAAAAGCAGAATCAGAAGCTTTGGCCCAAATATCAGAATTTGGATACAAAAAAGCTAAACTTGAAGAAGCAAAAACTGCACAAGAGGCTTTTGAAAAACAACAAAAGGAAAAGAAACCTTTAGAACCTGCAGCTCCAATGAGCCAAGCGCCAGTCAAGCCAGATCCTAAAGCTGAAGCATGGAGTGAAAAAAACACATGGTTTGGTCAGGATAACGCTATGACTTACACAGCGTTTGATTTACATAAAAAGCTGACAGAACAAGAGGGTTACGATCCATCAAGTGACGAATACTATGCTGAAATAGATAAAAGAATAAGACTTGAATTTCCGCATAAATTTGCTAAAGATAGTGATACAGGAGAAAATACACGACCTGCTCCAGTACAAACAGTAGCTTCAGCGAAGCGAAGTACTAAAACTGGTCGCAAAACTGTGAGGCTCACACCATCGCAGGTAGCTATCGCTAATAAATTAGGTGTGCCACTTGAAGAATATGCGAAACAATTAAATATCACGAAGGAGGTATAAGCATATGAGTACAGATAAAAAAACTTCCCGTGCGAGCCAGACTCGAGAAAAGGAAACTCGAAAAAAAGTTTGGACTCCACCATCAGCATTAGATGCACCCCCTGCGCCTACAGGTTTTAGGCACAGATGGATAAGAGCCGAGAGCATTGGTTTTCAGGATACGAAAAATATTTCTGGAAGAATAAGATCAGGATATGAATTAGTTAGATCTGACGAATATCCAGATTCAGATTACCCAATGGTAGAGGACGGCAAATACAAGGGAGTGATCGGTGTTGGCGGCCTAGTGCTCGCTAGGGTACCAGAAGAGATCGCGCAACAACGACAAGACTATTATGCTAATCAGCATAAAGAAAAAGTTGAAGCAATGGATAACGATCTTATGAAGGAAGAGCACCCAAGCATGCCTATCGATATCGACAGGCAATCGCGTGTTACTTTTGGTGGCTCAAAGAAATCCTAATTAGGAATTCATAAACCATCGAAGAACAATTAACCCGATGCTTCGGCATCATAATAGGAGGACTCTATGGCTAGAGCAAATAAAGATAGTGCCTTTGGTCTAAGACCAATTGGTAAGATCGGACAGAATAGAGACAACCAGGGTTTAAGTGAGTATTCTATCACAGCAAATGATAGTACTACGATCTTCTTTCAAGACGCGGTTTCAGCGACAGCAGCAGGTACAATTCACCAAGCTGCAGCTTCTGAAGCTTTCTTGTTAGGTTCACTCAATGGTGTCTTTTATACTGACCCAACAACAAGTAAGCCTACGTTCGCAAACCATTACTCGCAAGTAAATGCGGCTGATATTTCGGCGTTCGTAGCAGATGATCCGTACGAAAGATTCGAGATCCAGTCTAACAAAACTACTGCACACACGCAGTCAGACATATTCCAAAACTGTAATATGGAAGTGACAGCTGGAGACTCTGCGAACTTTGTTTCAAAATCTGAAATAGATATCGCAGGTGGTACGACTACTGGTACGGCTCAACTAAAAATAACAGGTGTATCGAATGATATTGATAACAGCAACTTAACTCACGCAAGTGGTCACGTTAACTTTGTTGTTATGATCAACGAGCACTTATACAATGCTAAAAATAACGGCATATAATAGCAGAATAGGAGATTAAATTATGGCTATATCAAGAGGACAACTAGTTAAAGAACTAGAGCCAGGTTTGAACGCACTGTTCGGCTTGGAATATAAACGTTATGAGAATCAGCATGCTGAGATATACGTAACAGAAACTTCAGACAGAGCGTTCGAAGAAGAAGTTATGTTATCTGGTTTTGCAAATGCATCAGTTAAACCAGAAGGTTCTGGCGTAGTTTTTGACAATGCTCAAGAAACTTACACAGCTAGATACACTATGGAAACTGTTGCGCTAGCATTCGCGATCACTGAAGAAGCGATCGAGGATAACTTGTATGACAGACTTGCGTCTAGATATACAAAAGCATTAGCTAGATCCATGGCAAATACTAAACAAATAAAAGCAGTTGACCCATTATTAAATGGTTTACCTTCAGTGGGAACTTTCACATCTGGTGATGGTTCTTCATTGTTTGCAACAAACCACCCAACAATAGCGGGAACTGTTTCAAATACGTTGACTACACAGGCGGACCTTAATGAAACTTCATTAGAGCAGTCTCTTATTGACATTGCTAAAATGACTGATGAAAGAGGTTTGAAAATTGCAGCAAGAGGAGTTAAAATGATTGTTCCTTCGGAGAATCAGTTTAACGCTGAGAGATTAATGAAATCTCAAGGTAGAACTTCAACAGCTGACAATGATATCAACGCAATCGTTTCTATGGGAATGGTTCCTCAAGGATACAGAGTGAACAATTTCTTAACTGATCCAGATGCGTTCTATCTA